TATTACGATGGTACTGATGGAATTATCAAAACAAATGAAGTTTCTGCAAGTGATCTTAATATATCTTGCGGGACTGATAAGACAATTGAATTGAAAGAGACAGTATGGGATGATATTAATTTAGGGGCGGCTCAATTATCAAAACCAGCTTCAAGTCAACCGGATGTTGATAGCTTTGTTGACAATACTGGGACAGATACGGGAATTGATACTTATGCTTTTGACGTCGGTGAAAAAGTACATGGAGAATTTGAACTAATCCACACATATAAAGAAGGGACAGACTTAAAGCCTCACATTCATTTTCAGATTAAAGATGCTCCCAGCGGTACTGATTATGTAAGATGGAAAATTACTTATACAATTGCGAAAGCTGATAATACGCTTTCACCTGTATCAACTGTTGAAGGCGAGTGTGCAGTTGACACTCAATATGAGAATTATTTTTGCACCCTTCCCGATATTACGGGTACGGGGGTTGAAATAGGTGATCAATTCTTAATGACACTTGAAAGAATAACGGCGACAGGTGACGCTTTCGCCGGTGATGCTCTTCTTCAAACTGTAGGAATTCATCACGAAATTGACACGATGGGATCGAGGCAAATATCATCTAAATAATTTTTTAAACAACATGGCATACATAACATCAATCAACGGTTTAATAAGTGACACAGATAGGTAATAATTAATAATATAAATAAATGGCTCAATTCAACATCACGCTTAACGTTCCCGACGAAAAAGTCGACGAACTAAAACAAATGATCGATGACAGATTAGGAAAAGAATACGGGAAAAAAAGAGTTTCAACCGACGAAGAGGGAAACCAGGTAATTAATTACAATTACCAGGAATGGATAAAATTTCTGGTTGAAAGTATGCTAAAAGCGCATTATTTTGGCTGGAAAAAAGAAAAATTACAAGAACAAAACGAGAATACAATCGAAACCGAAACTAATAATTTAATTTCATAATATGTACAAAATCGATGAAAAATTGTTAAACACAATAATTGCTTATCTTGGAGAAAAACCGTATAAGGAAACGTTCCAATTAATAGGAGCATTAAGTAATCTTAAAAAAGAAAATGCCACTACCGAAACCAAAACCAAACGAGGAAAAAAATGATTTCGTTAATCGCTGCATGACGGATGATAAGATGAAAGAGGAATATTCCGATCCAATGCAGCGATTAGCGGTTTGCGATTCATTGTATATAAACCAAGATGATAATAACGTGTAAACATTGCTCATATACGACAAGAAAAAAAGATGAGTTGCTCAAAGATTTGAGTATTATTACTTTTATTTGCCCGAACTGTAAGCAAGTTGAGGATATAATAATTAAATATACATATAAGCGTGTTGACAGTGCATTTAAAACAAAGTAAACTATAGACAAACTTAAAAAGCCCGGACTGTGTGAGCCGGCAGGACCGAGAGCGCCTAACATTAATTTGTTAGGCGTTTTTTTATGATTATTCACAAATACTCAAAACTCAAAGAAATAAACCCGGAAAACCGAGAAATAATCGGCATTTCTTCTACTGAAGACGAAGACCGAGACGGTGAAGTTGTAAAACAATCAGGGATTGATTTTAAAAACTTTCTTTCCACTAATCCAATCCTATTAGCCAACCACGAAGGACACGATATTAGAAGCGTAATCGGAAAAGTTAAAAGAATATGGAGAGAAGACAATAAAACCTTATTTGAGGCTCAATTTTCTAAAGCTTCAGAATTAGCAAATCAAGCCTATGAAATGGTTAAGGAGGGGATTCTTAACACTTTTTCTATTGGATTTATGGCCAAGGCGTTTGACGAAAAGAAACCAGGAATAATAACGGAATCCGAATTATTAGAAATAAGCTTGGTCCCTATTCCGGCTAATCCCAATGCAATAGTTGTAGCTAAGAATCTTGATAATAAATTTGCAAAAAAGACTTATGAAATGTGGAAGAGACAAGGGATAGAAGAGCCAAAAGAATATACCAACGAAGACGTATACAATAATTTAATTAAACAATTAATAAAATAACTATGACCGAAAAAGAAATTAAAAAGAAAACTTTGGAACTTCGTAAAGAAGTTGAATCCGAAATTACGGATTCTGTAACCAAAAAGATTAAAAAAGACTTGGATTTTGATTCTTTGGTGGCAAAAATTTCAGAAATTGGAGATCAAAACAAAAGTCTTGTGGAAAAATTGGAAAAGCAAAACGTGTACAAAATCTTTACAGGTTTTGACACTGAAAAAGACATTGAGGAAGCCAATCAAAAAGACCTATCAAAGGCTTTTGGGTTAGCTTTATTCAATAAAGACACCGAAGCCCTAGCTAAGATTTCAAGGAAATCTTACGAGCTTTTGAGCCCTAGAATGAAAGCTCTAAGTGAGGGAGTAGATGCTGATGGCGGACTTTTAGTTCCGGAGCAGTTCAGAGCAGAGCTTGGTATTGAGCTAGATAATGTATTGCAGTTAAGGAATTACGTGACTATTCTGCAGATGACCAGAAAAACCAAGGAACTTCCAAAACTTGATAGTGACTTGGATGTATATTGGACATCTGAAGGAGCTACTAAGACAACGACAAGTCTTGAATTCGCGAGGCCGGATTTAACTGCCCATAAGATTGCCGCGATTCTTTATTCAACCGATGAGCTTTTTGATGATTCTGTTATTAACCTTCAGCAAGTAATAATGCAAAGATTTGCCAGAAAATTAGCCGAGAAAGAGGAAACAGCGCTTTTGGTCGGCACCGGATCAGGTCAGCCAACCGGCTTATTTGTTGACAGTAATATTTCAACTACTACCTCATCAAGCTTTACAGGAATTAGCGGAATTAATGAATTAAAAACACTATATTACAGCGTCCCCGTTCAGTTTAGAGCCAGAGGAACTTGGATTGTCCCCGATAGTCAAATGGAAACAATCGATAAGTTTGTTGATGGAAACAACAGACCATTCATGCAAATGAATCCTGTTGATCCGACAACTCCTAGAATATTTGGAAAAGAAGTTGTTGTTGTGCCAGATGAGTACATGACAGGAAAAACCGATCAAATCATGTTTGGAGACCTAAAAGAGGCTTATATGATGGGAGAAAGACACGAAATGAGAGTAAAAATCACTCAAGACGAAACCACAGCGTTTAAACAGGACAAAACAGCGATCAGAGTCGTTAAAAGACTTGGCGGATTGGTTTTCTTCCCTAATGCAGTTAGGAAACTTATATCAATATCTTAATTGTTATTGCAAGGCGGGATTTTATCCCGTCTCCAATTGCAATTAATTTATTAAATGATAGAACTCGAAAACATAAAAACTAAAGAAATTCAACTGGTGAGCAGCAACGTTGCCCATGGCTTAATCGAAACAGGGGAATGGAAAAAGGCAAAGGTTAAATACTCAAACAAACAGCTTAAAAATTATTCAAATAAATCTTATGGCTCTGGTGACACTCACAAACGTAAAAACATTTATCGGAATAAGCGGAAGCGGAAAGGATGATTTGCTTAATCTTTTAATTGATCAAGCCGGTGATCTGTTTGAATCCGCAACAGGCAGAACTTTTGAAGAAACCACTTACACCAATGAGGAATACGATGGAACGGGAAATAGAGAATTGCAGCTTAAAAATTATCCGATAATCACATTTACCAGAATTCAGTATAGGAATACTTACGACAATACCGACAGTTGGACAACCATTAATACAAGTGATTATTGGGTTGAAAATGACACCGGAATAATAACCAGAACAACGACATTCTCTAGCTGGGATGTCCAATTTAAAGATCCGCAGTTAACGGATGAGCCTACTTGGTCAACCGGAGCCAATAATTACAGAGCAACCTATACGGCCGGATATGCAACGATTCCAAGCGATATTCAGATGGCTGTTATGGGAATTGTAAGCGGGTTGTATAACTTGAGAGCATCAGCCGGAATTGAAAGCGAAACAAAAGGAGACAGAACTGTAAGATTGGCGGATGTGGATTCTATATTAAGCAATGGATACATAGGAAGAACGATTAATCAGTATAAAGATCAGATATGCTCATTGAATTAGACGAAGATGCAACAATTATAAGATTACAGGCAGGATCTGGAGATAAAAGCTCTTACAGCACAGTAACAATTGAACCTTGCGAGAAACAGCCGTTAAGCGATGAGAAGACCGCATTATACGGCGGAAGCCACGGCAAGATGTTTATTTTATATTTCGATACCGATGCGGATGTTAAAGAGGGAGACAGGATCAAGATCGGAACTCAATATTTTAGGGTTGAGTCGGGAGGAGTTAATAAGCGAGATGACGGCACAATCGCCGATTATCTAAGCGCAGCAGTAACTAGAATCGATGATTAAAGTAAGCATTAAGCCAAAAGGATTACAAAAATTAATTAAAAGGTTTGATCGAATGCCAAAAGAGTTGGAAGGAGCTATAAGATCGGCTTTAAAAGAAGCCGGGGAATCTGGGAAAAAGAACGTTAAACAATTAATAAATCGTGGAGGATATGGAACTTATAGGGCGGTTGATACCGGATTTATGCGAGACACGATAAGAATGAGGGTTAGCGGTGACAAGGTGATAGTTGAAAGCAGTCCAAAAGCAGATTATGCGATTTACGTTCATGAGAGTACCTGGAAAATGAAGCCGGCCAGACCTTTTATGGAGGCGGCTAAAAACAAGTATGAAGCGACGGGAGAGCTTGAGAGAATTTTTAAAAAATATCTTGATAAATTATGAGCTTTGTAACGATTAAAGAAAAACTAAAGAGCAAGCTTCAGTCTATAAGCGAAATATCGGAAGTTTCAGATTATCCCAACCAGAATTTTACCGCTTATCCTTCCGCGGTTGTAAGAACGATTGGCAACACTTCCGATTACGAGACAACAACCGAAAATTTAGAAGTTTATAGTTTCGAGGTCGCTCTTTTTCAGGAGTTAAACGATTCAGTGCACACCAACGCCGAGGCAAGAGAGATAATTGAAGGCTTATGTGACACGGTTAGAGACAATATCGACAGCGACGAGTTTTTAAGTGGAATCAGCCTTCCAAGCGATCGGGTGATGATAGGAGTAAGACCGACTGTTAGCACTATAGGAGAATTCGACAACGGTAAATATGTAATAGCGGTAATAGAGGTAGCATGCAGAATTTCTAAAACTAATTAAAAATTAATTAAATATTATGGCAAAATATATCGGACGCCGAGTCAATATCGGTGTGGGAAAAGAAACAAGCAGAGGAACGGCGGCGGCCGCTTCAAGGTGGGTCCCAAAAATAGATTATACGCTTTGGGAAAAAGCCAATAAGGCTACAAGCGAGGAATCGCTATCCCATATTAGCGGATACGGCCCGCAGGAGATTGTAACCCAAAAACACGCCGAGGGAATGTTAAACGGCGAAATCAATCTTAAATCTTGGCCGTTGTTTCTATTATCCACCTTTGGAAGCGTTTCAAGCGCGGCTGAAAACAGCGATTACAAACACACAATAACACTATCAAATTCCAACCAACACCAGAGTTTGACTTTTCATACTTTGGAGCCTAACGGGAACTTGCAGTTTCCTTTAGCGGTTGTTGACAGTTTGGACCTTACAGTTAACCCGGAGGAAATTGTAAAATTTGAGCTTGGGCTTAAATCAAGACTACCCGGCACCAGCACGGAATCGGCAAGTTATGAAAGCACTGATTATAAGTTTATTGGACGGCATTTGGAATTAAAAGTGGCGGACGACACCGCTTCGCTTTCAGGATCAACAGCGATAAGAACCAAAGAGCTATCAATGACAATCAGCAAAAACACAGAGTTTGACTTGGTAAATAGCTCAATTGAGCCGGAAGAAATTCACAACAAGCAGATTACAATTGAGGGAACTATAACGCTTAATTATGAGGACAACACTTGGAAAAATTACATGCTTAACGGCACTTATAAAGCGATTGGAATCAAACTAAAAGACACAAGCACGACAATGAATAGCGAGAACCCGGAATTTTATCTTGAATTGCCGATCTGCGCTTTTAGTGAATGGGAAAGAGAGACCGGAAACGATGACATCCAAACCCAGACCATTAATTTTAAAGCTTTGTATGATCAAAACAATTCCAGGCTAATAAGCGACTGTTATGTGGTAAACGATGTAGCAAGTTATTAATATTTAAATATAAATAAATGAAAACTAAAAATGGACATGAGGTTGAGTTTGTCGATGTTATAACTCGCAGAATCAGACGGCAGGCAAACCAAACGATGCTTAAAATGAGAATGAAGCTTAAACAAGACGGGCTTGATCAGGACGGAAACCCAAAATATGAAACAGAACTTGAGCCAATTGAAGCTGATACCGGGCAAATGGAAGACGACAAGATAAGGGCATGTGTGCTAAAGCTTGACGGATCGGATCAGGATATTGTTAATCGTGCATTGAATCTTCCCGAGGATGATTTTAACGAAATTATGGAAGAAATTAATAAATTACTGGGAGAAACTAAAAAAGAGCAGGAAAAGCTTAAAAAAAAATAAAGAAATGGGAGAATAAGTTTTTTTCTTATTATTCGGGAAAAGAAACAAGTTTAGATGAGGAAATGGCAGCGGTTGTAATGTGTAAAAAAATGAAATGGACTTATCAAGAATACGACAATCAGCCGGAGTGGTTCTTAACCGCTTTAATGGTTAGCGAAACGGAAA